CCGATCTTTCAGCGTCAGCACAGCGCCGACGGTCCAGGACGCCGGCACAGACGTGGCCGGCCGCTCCTTGCCGTTCGCATCGGTGACCGTCGCGTTGTTCAGCGTCAGCACGTTTCCCGACACGGTCACCGAATCGGCGTTGAGGCTGGTGGCCACGTCCGCCGTGTCGCTCAGGTCCAGGCCGGCAGTGCCCGAGGCGGTGGCGCCGACCTCGGTCGAGTTGACCCAGTTCTCCGAGCGCACGTCGCCGCCCACGTCGGCGCCCGGCGGGTAGATGGTCATCTCCACGTCGCTGCCGAAGGAACTGATCGGGGTGTTGCCCAGCCGCGCGGAGCCGACCGGGATTACATGCCGCCCTTTGCCCACGCACACGAACATCTGCGTGCGGTAGGTCTTGCCGCCGACGAAGCGCGACACCGGCTGCACCAGATAGTCGGCCCAGACCCGGCACCGCCCCAGGACCTCCCGTACGGGGCTGCCAAGGCGCGCGGAGTTCGCCCGGGCGGTATCCAGGCTGAGCGTGTCGCCCTGCCCGTACCGGCTGCCCGAGGGCATGGTGGCCACCATGTAGATCGCGTAGGCAGCCATGACGGCCACCACGACCCAGTAAACGACCGCGGCAGCGCCTTCGTAATAGGGGATCGGGTAGATCCGCACGTCGCTATCGGCTTCGATCCACGTAGAAGCCCACGCGTCCGCCGGCACTGCAGCGCCGCACACCTCGACCTCGATCGGGTGGGGCCCCTCGCTCGCGTAGCTCGGCACGTTGGAACGCAACCACCCATCGATCGTGGTCCTGCCGTGGCGATGGGTCTCCAGCGCCTCGCCCGGCATGCGTGAGGGGAAAATCTGGATCACGCGTAGTACTCCACCCGATTGAAACGGCACTCGAAGCGGGCGACCGGCAGCACGGTGACGTTGCGGCCGTCGTTGCACTCCAGCGCGCACATGCGGCCCTCGACCTCCACCAGCACCGCCACGTGGGTGACCACGCTGCCCTGATAGCAGAACGCCACCGCGCCTTCCACGAGGTCACTGCCGGCGTGCTGCAGGGCAGCCGCGTTCGCCAGTTCAGCCAGGTCAGCGCGCGTCGCACCCGGGTACTCGTCCCATGGCGCGAGGCCAAGGTCACGGCGCACCTCGTTGACGACGCCGTAGCAATCCAGCTCCGGGAACTTGCGGCCGCCGCTGACCCAGACCACGTCCAGGTACTTTTCCAGATCGATTTTCATGTGATGTAGCGCAGCCCCGGGTGCTTGGTGAGGTTGAAGCGGTCGCGCGGCCAGGCCGTGTCGAGGATGTTCATGAAGCCGGCGGTCATCTGGACCTCCGTTGCGGTCCACTGTCCGCCCTTGATCACCATCGACAACGGCTTCTTGGCCGGCGCCGCCAAGTCGTTGCTCAGGTAAACCCGTAGGGTGACGGTCATTTCGAGCAGGGCCGCCAGCGCCGCCCGTATCTCGGTGCTCACCACCCCATCGATGTTGGTCAGTGCGAAACGGAGGTCCTGGACCCCATCGGCGTTGCGGGAGGGCGTTGCCACATCCATGCCGCAGGCTTTGAAGATCACCGTCTGTCCCGTCTCCAGCACCGCGGTGATGTCCTCCCAGCCCTTGGTGAGGTAGTGCGTCTTGCTACCGACCGTGATCGCCAGGGTTTCGTGCTCCACCTCCGCGCCGCCGGAGGCGTACAGCCGTTCAAGAATGCTCACGGCCTAGGCCACTCCCTGTTTGCAGCCAAGTCGATGACGTTGGCCTGCAGGATTCCTTCGGGATACTCAGACCAGCCGTCTGCCAGCAGCGGCCGGGCGTAGATCTCCAGCGGTGCCGTGATCAGCCACAGGTTGCTATTGGTCAGCGTCGGGCCGTCGTAGATATCGGTGAACCGGCTCTTGTAATAGTCCATCCCCAGTGGGCTGCGCAGCCGGCACGCGAACCACGCGACACCGTCGTTCAGCCCTTCCTGAAACCACTTCTCGAACAGCGCGGCTTGCCCGTCGTTCAACAGCCAGCGGACCTCGACGTTTGTCGGCGTGGCCGTATAGGCGCGGCGCGGCATCGATCGACCACTGACGAACGTGGACCGCTTCAGCGGCGAGACGTGGCGCAGGCCGTAGCCTTCGCGCAGCGGCTCGGGCAGCCACTGCGGTTGCATGATCAGCGCCATTACCCGACCTTCCTTCTGACGTTCCAGTTCGAGCGCATCGCGCGAGACTGCGGGCCGGTGCCCGAGGTGGTATCTGCAACGCGGTCCTTCCGCGCCAAGGTCACCGCCCGGGTGACGGTCTGCTCCAGCATCAGTCGCTCCCGCTCACTGATCGAGCCGTTGACGTTGAAGTTGAACTCGTTGTTATCGCCAGCACCGCCGCCGGTGCTGGTATCGCGGGCCACCCGCTCCAGGGTCGCATCCAGCTTCGCGCTGGTCGCGGCGGTCGTGACCCGCTCGCCCTTCTGCAGCAACCAAGTGCCGGTCTCGGGCACGCTATCGATGCCGTCGTGCGCCATGCCAACTGCCGAGATGCTCGAGATGATCCCGGCGGTGGCTGCGGCAACCGATGCGATCGCGGCCAGATTCGCCGGCCACGGATTTTTCGCCGCCTCCGCCATGCCCGCTTGGATCGCCAATGTTGCCTGTGCGATCGCGGCCGCCTTCTGCGCCACGAAGGCGACCTTGTACAGCGCAGACTGCTCGCCGAAGCTGTTTCGCATGATGTCTGTGACGCTGCCGAGGCCCTGCTGTGCAGAGGTCAACGTGACCTGCCAGCGGGAGTCTTCCAAGGATTGCAGACGTTTCTGGTGCTCGGCCCTCATCTGCTCTTCCTGAGCATCCCATTCGCTTTCGAGATCCGCACGCGCCTGCCGGTACTCATTCAGCGCTTCCAGCTGCGCCTCATACCTCGCGTTTTCCTGCTCCATCGCCTTGTCGATCTTGGAGAACTCTCCGGCCGCGCCGCCATACAGCGCATCAGGCCCAGCGAATCCGTCTGCACCCGTTCCACCCACCTGGTCCAGCGCGCGTCGAGCCGTCGCCGCGTAATCCGAATCATTCGCCGCGCCGGCCGCGGCCGCCGCCTGGATCACCTTTAGCCGCTCGCGCGCCAGATCGACGCCCAGGCTGTCCTCTCGGTTCAGCTCCTTGCGCAGCTTGGCGAATTCCTCCGTCGCCTTGGCGGCCTTCTCATTGGCGTCTTTCACACCGTTGAGCCGGTCGATCTCCATCGCCCAGCCCCTCAGGGTTTCCTGTTGCTGGGCATTGAGACCCCGTAGAGAACCGGTAGCGAGCTCGAAGTTAAGCTGCTGCAGCTCCGTGGCTTTCTCGGACCTGTCCGCGCTGGCGTCGAACAGCGCTATCTGGCGCTGGTACTGGAGGCCCGATGCTTCGTAGGCACGCTGCAGCTGCTTGTAGGCTTCTGCCCGCTTCTTGGCGCTCTCAGCATCGGCCGCCGCGGCTGTGGCCGCCTTTCGAGCTGCCTCAGCCGCGGCTTCAGGTGTTCCCGCCGTGGTGTCCACCGTGGCAGTGACGCCCTTGAAGTTCTCAGCGAGGTAGCGGCTCGTCAGCTCTCGCTGAATATCCAAGCGCTGCTGGGTCAGGCCGTTGATTCTCGTGAGGCGCTCTTCTTCCTGGGCACCGGTGAGCGGCAGCCCCAGGAAACCGGAGGTCGTCTTCTGTTCGAGCTTCAGTCGCTCAGTCAGCGTGGCAATCTGCTGGTTCAGCGCCCCTTCGCTCGCGTCTTTCAGCGCCCCGCCGGCATCAAGCCGTGACAGATCACGGGTCTTGGCGATGAACTCGACAAGCGAGCCAGTGAGCCGCAGAAAGTTACCGGTGGTATCTACTGCATAGGAGATGAGCTTGTCGAACCCATCCTTGGTGCGCGGATCATTGAGTGCCGTGGTCAGCTCGTTCACAGCGGTGGTGGCGCTACCGAGACTTCCATCCTTTGCCGTCGTGAGGTCGTCTAGAGCGTGACGCAGCGCCTTCAGTGCGCCGCTGAAGGTGTCACGGGCGGCCTGGGCGGCACCTCCGTAGGACTCTTCCAGGATCTCCAGAATCATCACTTGGGCCTCGCCTTCCTTGCCGGCCTTCACCAGCTCGTCGATGGTGCCACGCACCTCCTTCGTGAAGGCCGCACCGAAACCCGACTGCGCCAGTGCCGCCGCGGCCTTGCCCGGCGACTCCAGCGCGCGGCCAATGGTCTCCGCTGACTGACTCACGCTGATGCCCAGGCGAGCCGACTGATCGATGATGGCCTGCATCGCGCGGGGGATGTTGGTTCCCAATACGCCAGAGTAGGACAGCAGTCGCGTCTGAGCCTCGACTATCTCGCCACCGCTGAACGTGGACTTGGACGCAAGGGTGTCCGCCATATCCAGCAGCTGCTGGCGGGTGTATCCAGCGGCGCCGCCGGTCGATTTGATGATCGCATCGAGCTGGGCAACTTCTTGCTCGGCAGCCGCGCTGTTGGTGATCACCTTGGCGATGCCGGCCGCCAGGCCGGTTACGCCCGCAGCGATTGCCGTGCCCAGGGCAACGCCGGCCATCTTCGCCTGCTTTTCTACATTCTTGCGCCACTTCTCCGTCTGGCGCTCCGACTTGTCCAAGCCGGAGGCAAAGCCGCCGATCTCGGCAATGACGTCGATGGTCAGCGTGCCGAGAGAACGTCGTGACATGTGCAGTTATCCCCAGCTCGCCATCGCCTCATCAAGGCCGATCGGCTCCGCTTTCTGGTATCGAAGGAAGTCAGTTACTTGGAATGCCGGGGCTGACGGCTTGCGCTTGCTGTTGGCGAACAGGCTGGCCAGCAGGCCAGCGTTCCAGTCGGCGCGCATCATCGGGTTCAGGCCTCCGTGGCGTTCCCGGTATGCAGCCCAGAGCCTCACCTCGCGAGCGCTGAGGCGTTCCTTCGCCACAGCAATGGTTTCGCCGCCGATGCCGTTAAGCACCAGCTCGCACCAAAACTCGTCTTCCGGTGTTAGCTCGTAGCTTTTCCCAGCGAGTTCACCTCGCCGATGGCGCTCAGCAGCGCCAGTGTCAGGGCGCCGTCCAGCGCGCCACGGTCCGCATCGGACGCTCCGGTGATGTCACCGACGGTGAAGACGGGCTTGCCGTCCTCATCGCAGATGGAGGCTGCGATACGGCCGGCCACGCTGTCCTCGCGTCCGCCGGCGGCGAGCACGTCGGAGATTGCGGACTGGAAACCCAGCGGCCGCACGAACACCGTGGCGGTGAACTCCTGCTCGCCCTGGCGCCAGCTGATCTCCTTCTCGACCGGACGGCCGGTGAAGGCTCCGGCCTGCAGCAGACCGGCGATCGACAGGGATACCGCCGTGCTCTTCCGGACGGACGGCGGTGGCACCGCCCGCTTCCGGCTCTGGGTCTTCGCAGCGGTCACGGGGTGGCCTCCTTACGCAGCCAGACACCTGCACCCGAGCGCTGCATGCTTGCAGCCGTGGACACTACTGCATTCCCCTGGAAGTCGAAGGGGAAGTCAGCCACGTAGGCGTTGAAGATGTACCAGGTGCGCGTCTTCGGGAGCACCATTTCGGGCTCTTCGCTGCGAACGGCCGTCGCTGCCGCGCCAGTTCCGGCACCACCGGTGAAGGTGACTGATGGAGCGCTGGTGTAGCCGGTGCCCGGGTTGGTGACCGTCACACCGATCACTGCGCCATCATCAACGATCGCGGTTGCGGTCGCGCCGGTGCCACCGCCGCCGACCAGAGCGACGGTCGGAGCGCTGGTGTAGCCGGTGCCACCGCCAGTGACGTTGATGGCGCGGATGGAGCCGCCCTGAGCCAGCGTTGGCTCGATATCCACGCCGTCAGACCACCCGATCGCCCACTGGGTCAGCTCGTCGGAATCGTCCTCACCGAGTTGCCACATGAGGTAGTGGCTATCGTTGCGCGGGTCTGCGTTGATCGTGACCGAAGCCTGCCCAGGCGTGCGCAGGCCCTTCTTGTAGGACCGTGCCTTGGTCTCGGACAGGCAGGTGTCTTCGATCTGGTCCGCCGGGTTCGCGCCGGGGTTGAAGTTGGTGATGCACTCGATCTCGCGGATCTGGCCATTGATCAGGCCGTACAGCTGGGTGCCTTGCGTCAGCATGCTCATGAATGTCTCCCTGCGGGCATAAAAAAACCCCGCAGTGCGGGGTGTGGGTGGGTGAAACGGACGAACGTCTTCAGCGCGGCACGAGCCAGTCCACGTCAAACGAGTAGCGGTACAGCTTGGTTTCGGGGTCTTTCACCTGGTCACCCCAGCGGGTCACATAGGCCTGTCCCTCGATCGCGTCGCGGATCGCCCGCGCCGCCGGCAGCAGCGAGACCGGGTCGTCGCTGTAGACGTCGATCTGCAGCGAGTACCCGTCCACGTCAGGGCGGTCGCCCAGGTACTGGGTCGGTTCTCCGCCGATGGTCTGCCAGACGACGTAGGGCCGCGCCGGCGGCTTCTCTACCAGTCCGAACGGATAGACCCGTGTAGGGCTGGTGCCGAACAGAGCCAACACTGCCGCGCTGGCGGTGCAGGCCTCGAAGATAGGGGCGATCACTTCTTTGCTCCCTGTGCCTGCTTGGCCAGTGCCCGATCAATGCCTTCGCTCAGCTTCGTGGCAAACACGTCGATCGCCTTCTGCCCTGCCTGCGACGCGACTGGCCGCAAGAACGGCCGTGCCTCCACCTGCTCAGTTCCGAATTCAAGGAACCTCCAGTACCAGGTATCGCCGCCGGGATTGGTTGAGCTTCCGAGCGTCTTGTAGGCCTGCCCTACCCTGCGGCGGCGTACGTTTACAACGGTCTCCGTATATCGCCGGGCACCTCCAAGAACGCCGACTCGAAATGGCAGGACACCATCACGCTTGAATGCTCTTGAATTCCATCGGATATCGATGTTTTTCCAGATCTCCTCAGGGGTCGTCGGGTCATCAAGCTTTCTTGCATTCTCCCGCGCCTGATCGCGGAGCACTCGCGACGCGGCGCGCAGCGCCGTTCTTCCCGCGCGAAAGTTAACCTCCGCCTTCAGCCCCCTCATGCGCTCTCGAACACCGGCGAGGCCGCTGACGTCGAATCGGATGTCGTCAGCCATCGTTGACCCCCTCGCTGCATGGCAGCGTCATGTATTCCAGCCCGCTGACTGGATCGGCCAGCACACCGTGCACGTTGTAGACCTGCCCCCTGTGGATGATGCGGCTCTTGTCGCTGACGCCAGCCCGGTGCCGGATGGTGATGCGGAAGGTCACCTCGCTGTCGATCGCCTGGGCGGCCACGAACTCGCGGACGGACGACGGCACTACTTCGGCGAAGACCGTAGCCAGATCGACCCACGTCGTGATGGGTGCGCCTGATCTGGGATCCTGGCTCTCCACGGGGTTCTGTATCAGAACCCGGTGGCGGAGACGTCCGGCGGCGATCACCGCGGCTTCCCGCTCATGTAGCTGCCGGCCTCCGGATCAGCCTCCACGTCCTCGCTCTGGCAGACGTAGTCCATCAGCCGGTTGGTCGCTTCCGCGTTCTCCGCCAGTGCTTGCGCCAGCGCCATCATCGCTTCTGCCTGCGCTATCTGTGCTTCGGCCGACGCCTTCAGCGCTTCCGACAGCTCGTTTTGCTCGTTCATGGGCAATCCCCATCCATTTCAACAGCCAGGCCCTACGCTGCAGACACCCCTGGCAGGCCACATCAAACCCCGAGCCCGACCCGGTAGGGCCAGAGCAGGCTGCGGGTGCCTTCCTTCATCTCCGACACCGCACTGCCGACGATCACGTTTTCGCGGTTCGCATACAGGTGACCGAGGGTGAGCAGCACCGCTGCCCGGATCGCGTCGTTGACAACGATCGGATCGCACCCTGCAGTGCCGGCCAGTACCGCCGCAGCCAGGGCGTCCTCGTCCTTGTAAACCCGCCGATTCAGGAACTCCTGAGCGGCGTCCTCTGCTGCTCCGCCATAGAGCGTCAGCATCTGGTCGTCGTCGCTATCGACCCGGCAGTGCTGCCGGGCCTCCTCAATGGTCACCAGGCGCATGGCTCAGGCCTGCGCCTGCGCTGCGGCCTTGATGGCGGTTTCAATCGCTTCAACCACCGTGGCACGAGCCTTGTCGCCCTTGGCTGTTTCCGCCTTCAACGCTGCGTCAAGCCGTGCGAGATCGGTAACCGCTGCAATCGCCGCGATCGCGTCGGCAGCCTTCTGGCGGACCAGCTGAGCGCCATCGTTGGTCTCGCTGGTCGGCGCCGCGGGGGAGCCGCCGGCCGGGGCGGACTGCCCAGCCAGCTTCACGAGGCCGCGCTTGGCCAGCAAGTCTGCGTGCTGGGTGGATACGTCGAACTGTGCGCCGCGGCTGCGGCTTCCGTGGTGTTCGAACGAGGTGAGTGCAATGACCTTGGCCATGATTCGGTTCCTTCGTCAGGGGAAGCGCCCGGGGCTACCGGGCGCCTCAGGGGATCAGCCGCCGGCGCCCGCGCCATCGGTGACCGGCAGGCCGTCGAAGCCGCCCTTCACGAAGGCCTCGGGGCGGAAGACGGTCAAGCCCACGTCCTCTTCGCAGAGGATGGTGACCATGTTCTTGACGAAGTTGTCGCGGTCCTGGTTGGAGACGGTGATGTTCGCCTGCTCGCGGTCCCAGCCCTGGGCGCCCATCTTGAAGGCACCGGTGAGGAAGTCGCCCAGGTCCATGGCCTTGGTGGCCACGACCGGACGTGCCCACAGGCCGGGAACGGCGAGGCCACGCGGCGTGGCGAAGAGGTAGGCGTTCTCGGTGGTCTTCGACAGCTCGATGGTGGTCCAGTCGATCGGGTTCAGCACGATGCCGTCGGCCTCGTACTCGGCCAGGGTGACTTGCAGCATGGCAATGCGCAGACGGTCGATGGCGGTCTCGTTCTGCACCACCACACCCGGGTTCGCGTAGGTCGTCGCCTGGGTGTACAGGCCGTTGATATTCAGGCCAACGCCCGAGCCCTTCAACAGCTGGGCTTCTTCCTTCAGCTTCAGGCCGTACATCAGGCGGCCGTTGATGTAGGCCTGCAGCATGCCGGCGTCGCGCAGGACCTGCTTGGAGGCGCGAATCCAGTGGGCAATGGTGGAGACCTTCGCCGAGTCCAGCTCGAAGGCCAAGTCAGACTCAGGCTTCGGATTGGTCGGATTCTCGGCCACGACTTCGGCATTGTTGGTGAATCCCGTTTCCCGCACGTACTCCAGGCTATCTGACGTGGTCGTGCCCCAGGTGAGCAGATCGCGAAGGAACAGGCGCTGGTTCGGGGTGGCCACGATTCCCGGGATACGGTGCGGCTCGATAAGGCTGCCCGCCGATGCGTCCTCGCGCGTGATCGCGGCCTTGACCGTGAAACTGCCCTGCATGCCGGGGTTGAAGTTCTTGCACACGTCGGAGGTCGCCACGACCTCGCCGATGGTGCGGGCCTTGGCCGGCACCCCGCCGCCCTGCTCGAGCTTGGCGATCACCTGCTGGGCTGCCTGCAGGTTGGCCTGCAGCTCGCCCTGGGCGACCAACAGCTGGTCGACCTTGCCCTTGGTTTCTTCGGACAGCTGTGCATGCGCGTTGATATCGGCCTTGGCCTGCTCCGCGTGCTTCTTCAGCTGGTCGTTCACCTTCTCCAAGCTGGAGTTGATGTTCTTGATATCGTCGTCGATCTGGGGCATGGAGGCTCTCCTTACAGGATGTTGGTGAGGTTCGCGGCAAGCGCCGCATTTGGTTGGATCTGCGCCGCTGGCGGCGCCACAGGCTTGGTGGGATCGCCCTCACCGTTGCCAGCGGGATCACCCGCGCTGGACTTGAATTGGCTGATAAGACGCATTGCCTCGGACTTGGGCATCCCCGATGCCCGGAGCGCTGCCTCCATACGGCGAACGGCTGACGCGTTCTTGCCGTCGTCGGTCTTTCTGATTTCGTCGGAGTCGAGAAGGGAATCGGCGAAGCCCTGCGATACAGCGGCACTGCCGCCGATGTGGGACTCGCGATCCATCAGCTTCTGCATCGCCTTGACGTCCTCACCGGTCCGGGCCGCATAGACGTCGGCCATGGCCTGGTCGAAAGGCTCCAGCTGGTCGGCGATCTCGCGCAGCTCGTGTCGGTTGCCCGCAGCGAGCAGCCAGCAGTTGTGGATCATCAGGAAACCGGCGCGCGCCACCTGGACCTGATCCCCGGCCATTGCAATGATCGAAGCGGCAGAGGCGGCGATTCCCATGACCTTCACGGTCACCTCGCCGGGGTGCTCTCTCAGCATCGAGTACATCGCCAGGCCTTCGAACATGTCGCCACCGGGCGAGTTGATCGCCACGGTCACAGGACCCTTGCCGAGGGATCTCAGGGCAGCTGACATGCGCTTGGCAGTAAAGCCGCCGCCCGTCCACCAGTCTTCGCCGATGACGTCGTAGATGCCGATCGTTCGGTCCTCTTCGTTCTCGGCAGCGGCACGGATGCTGGAGTCCCAGCGATCGAAAGCAGCCGGCGCGATATAGCTACGCACGTCCATCTGCGGCCGTCCGCTGGGGACGCCCGGGGTTGCACGGATGGTCATCTCTTATTCCTTGCTGGTGGCGTCAGGCACGCCGAGGAAGGCGCGTAGGGACGCACGGGCTGCATTGCCGTCTTCGGCCTGGCCAAGCTTGTCCAGCGGCGCCAACGCCGTCTGGACCGTCAGTACAGCTGCGTTACCGCCCATGGGCTCCCGGTCTTCCAGCTCGCGGACTTCGTCACGCGTCAGGATGCCGTTATTGACCATCGCGGCGTAGAAGGAAGCGCGGCCGGCGCTATCGGCACGGAGCAGCCCTTCCACCGCAAACTTCGGGTAGTACCTCAGCCGCTCCGCCGGGGTCAGAAGATCCTTGCTGATCGCCTGCTCGATTCGGCGAAGCCACGGCCCCAGGGTGAAGGTCAGAAAGCCAATCATCTGCTGCTCGATCCCCGTCCCCCAACTGGTGGACTTCTCGCTGTGACCGACCATGAAGGGCGGTACGCGGAACCAGCGGCAGATTTCCTCGACTGAGAAGGCGCGAGATTCGAGCAGCTGAGCATCCGATGGGTTGATGCCGATCGTCTTGATTTCTGAACCGGCCTCGAGGATGACCGGACGGCCGGCATTAACCGCTCCGCTCAGTGCCTCCAGCGTCTGGCGAGCATCGTTGCGCTGATCAGGCTTCAGCGTGCTCGGGTAGGTGATTGCCGTGGTCGGCAGCAAGCCCTTGGAGAACGTCGAACTGGCAGCCATGTCGGCACCGATCGCCGCGCCGAACACCTCCGCACCGTAGCCAATGACGGAGACGCCTTCCTTTCCATCGAGAGAAAAGCCAGGGATGCTCCAGACTCTATCGTTGGAGATCTCGCGCTGGGTGCCGTTCTCGTCGGTGTATCGCCACACCTTGACGCCGTTGCGGCGGAACGAGGCAAGCCTGTCCGGGTGCAGGAACTGCAGTCCGATCACCTTGCCGCCGATCATCAGCTTTTCGCAGCGAGCGTTCCCGCGCAGGAGCATCGCCGCCACGCTCGCCTCCCAGTGGACCGCCGCAGTGGTGTCCGCATTGGGTTGGTCGTGGAGGATGAACTGCAGCGGATGATGGCTCGCTACCCGCTTCCCGCTGCTGGTCTTCTCGTACATCGAGAGTGGCAGCGTGGAGATGGTCTCCGAGATGAGACGGACGCACGACCAAACCGCTGACAATTTCAACACCGTCTGGTGGTTGACCGGAACACCAGCATTCGAACTCGACCCGAAGAATTCAGCCCAGAAGTCGCCATCCGTCAGGTGAACAGGTACGCCCAGCCATTTCAGTGCGGCCGCACGCAGTCGGCCCGGCTTGGCTGCCTTGGTCTTCATCCGATCACCGGGCTGGAAATGAAGTCGCTGGCGTCGTCCTGGACAGCGGTAGGCATGCTGATACCAATCGCCATCAGCAGTGTCGCCATGTCATCGATCTTGTCCGGCGATCGCTTCTTGTCGGGCTTCATGTTCAGGTTTCCGTCTTTCACAGCGATGAGGTTGGAGGCACACCAGTTCAGGACCTGGTCGTTCCCATGGCAGACCTTCTTTCCGATGTATGCCCGCTCCAGCTCCTGCATGGCTGGGTGGTAGTTCTTCGTGGTCTGGTTGAACTCGACCAGCGGGTGACCATCGGCCAAGAGGCGCTGCGCAATTTCAGCGGCGTTCCAGCGGTCGTAGGCGATCGCCTGAGGACCGAATCGGTCGATGTCCTCACGGATCCTCGCCTCCACCACGCTGTAGTCGGTGACCTCCCCTTCGGTGGTCTCGATCAACTCAGCCGCCACCCAGCCCGCATACGGAACCACGCCGCGCTCCGTGCGCGCACGCACCGCGTCCGCCGGAACGAATCGACGGCCCCAGGTGTAATAGACGTCGTCCACCTTCCACACCAGGCGCCAAGACGTCATATCCAGCGTGCTCGCCAGATCGAATGCGCCCCAGCACGGCTGCCCCGCGAGCCAGTCCAGATCGACCGCGCCGCCGCACTTCTGCCACTTCGTCAGGTCCACCCAGCCAGTGGCGGAGGAAGCCGGCCGGTTAAGTCGCTTAATCTTGAATTCGGCCAGCTTCGAGGGCATCTGCCGCGCCTCGACGGCCTCCTTGCGGATCGCCTTCAGCAGGTGCGGGTTGGTGTCCATCAGCGGGTTGGCCTTGGGCCAAGCTGATTCGTCGAACTCGTCGTCGTCATCGTCGACGGCGAAGAACACCACCAGGAAGTGGTCGGCCGAGTCGCCCAGGATGCCCTGCAGCACCTGCTTGGCGAACTGCCTGCTTTCGCCTCACGGCCCCGGGTTGGTGTATCCCTCGGTCGTGGTGTAGAGCCACAGCGGATTGCTGCGTGCGCCTGCCGCAGACGTCAGCACGTTCAACAGGTCCGCCGACTTGTGAGCGTGGATCTCGTCCAGGCCCACATGCGACGGGTTCAGGCCGTCCTGCGTGCTGGCCTTGGAATTGATGGGCTTGAAGGTTGCGCCCGTTTCCACCCGGCTGATCGCGTTGGCCCAGCACGCAAGCCCGAATGCCTCCTGCAGGTCGGGCGTCTTCTCCGTCATCCGCTTGGCGACGTTGAAGATGATCCGCGCCTGGCTGCCGGTCGTGGCCGCCGAGATGATCTGGGCGCCCTCCTCCTCTTCACAGCACTGGCAGTACAGCAGGATCGCCGCCGCCAACGTGGACTTGGCGTTCTTGCGGGCAACCGCGAACAGCGCCGAGGTGAAGCGCCGGCTGCCATCCAGGTTGCGGAAGCCGAACAGCTGCACCACGAAAAACACGTGGGACCGGTGCAGCTCGATCTCCGGTCGTGCCCACTTCCCTTCAACGTGGGGCAGCTTCTCGATGAAGTCGCATGGGTCGCATGCGTGCCACTCATCGAACAGGAACGGAGGCCGCTTCCGCTTGGCGCGCTTCAGGTCCGCGAGGAACCGCTTGCCGGCCAGCCGAATCCACTTGCCGAACTTCTTGCCCTTCTTGTCGGCTACCGCCTCTTCGGCATATGCCGTGGCGATGCCAACGTAATCACGCACGGGTCTTCCGCTTCGCCCCGTTATTGGCGAATGAATTTCCTGTCTTTTCGACATCGCCGGACGGCCTGACCTTGCCCTGGGCGACCGGCGTCAGCCCGAAGTCGTTCATCAGGCCGCGCAGCTGGGACACCATCGAAGCCACCGGCGCCAAGCCGGCCGAGTAGAGCTGCACGGTGTTGCCATGCAGCGCGCACAGCTGGCCGAAGGCAGAAAGCCCTGCCTCGGTCAGCAACTTGTTCGCGTGCAGGATTGGCGCCAACCGGTCCCATTCCTTGATAGCATGGGCGTTCGGCAGCCAATCAGGCGCCGAGGGGACATCCGACACGAGTGGTAGATCGACCGACGCCGCGGGTTCACGATCCGGACGGTCCGTCCCCGCCACCACTTTCAGCGATGTCGGCTTACGAGGATTACCCATGGTTCGTTCCATCAGCGCAACGGCTGAACTGATAAAAATGGTTTTTCCCAACTGACGGTGGGAAAGAACGGGTGGGCGTATGGTCAGGTGAGAATGACTCTCAAACTTTTGACCTCCCCCTCCCCGTTTTGTTAATTTGTCGTTAAATCTCGTTCTATTTATGGAACACGTGTCGGCCGAACGGCGTTCCCGAATCCACCGTCTTCCCTCGCCGTTTTGGCGTCGTGGCAGCGCTTGCAGAGGGCCTGCCAGTTGTCGGTGTCCCAGAACAGCGCTTGGCAGCGTTTGTGCGGTTTGATGTGATCGACCACCGTCGCGAGCCTCACTCGGCCGGATCGCTGGCACTCCACACAAAGCGGCGCTCGTTTGAGGAACGTCTCGCGGGCCTTCTGCCATCGCCCGCCGTAGCCGCGTTGCGCAGTGGTGAGGCGAACGGCTTCGGCCGGGACGTGCGCCACCGCATCGGCCTTGTGCGGCCGGTGCTTGGGGGCACGCGCAGGCACTACCGGTCCGCCTGGATCACGGCTTGGCAGGCGCGGAGCTGGTCGTCGGCGTCTCGACCGATTCGAACAACTCGGCCCGCAAACTCTTCTCGGCGCTGGGTGGCCGCATCACGTTCGAGGGTGCCGGCTGCGGCTTGGGACAGGAGGCCGGTATGGCACGCGGCGAGGTCGTTGCGCAGGCGGAGAGCACCAGAGCGCAGGTCAGCCACAACAGCATCAGCGACGGCCGGGGCCGCAGCGCGGTCTTCTTCATGCTTCGCTCCGATGGAGGCCATGGTGTCGGCCTGGGTGTGCTCGGTCGCCCGGGCTTGGTTGACCTGATCCGTCATCGCGGTGCTGAGGCCAGCCTGCTGCTTGAACTCTGCGCCCTCGGCGCGGTCGCCACGCCAGGACCAACCCGCCCAGAAAGACAAAGCCAGTGCGGCCGCAACGAGCAAGGCGTAAAGACGGATCAGCACGGCATCTCCGGCGGGATCACCGCGCCCACTTGGCGCATGGCCGACTCCAACGACATAACCCGCAGCCTTAGTCGGTGGGCCTCTTCCTGCGCCGTCATGCGCAGCTTGATTTCCTCGGCCAGCTGCAGCGTGGTCGCCGCCTGGGATTCCTCCAGCGACTTCACGCGCTGTACCAAGCCGTTCAACAGGTCGACGTTGGCGTCCGTCTCGGTCCGCTCTTTGCGGCGGGAGAGCAGCGCGCCCCACGTTTCCCTTGCGACCCAGAATGCGGCGAGACCGCCGGCCATCCACCACGGGACGGTTTCTTCGGTCATGACACGACCACGCCACCGGCTTTGCGGTAGGCCGCCAGCAGGTCATCCAGCTTCCGCTCGTGCTGCCCGTACCCGGCGCCCGGCAGGCTCGCCCAGATGTTGCGTACGAAGCCGATCGCCTTGACGACATGGCCGGCCTTGATCAGGTCCAGCGCACGCCGCTCCCTGATCTGCTGGATAGCGATCAGATCCTGGCTGAGCGGTGAGAAGTCCTTCAGACCCAGCAGGCGGCGGTACGCATCGTAGTACCGCGACAGCAACTGGTAGCGACCGGCGGCCGTGGACTTGATGCCCAGCCTGGGCAGCGGCACCAGCTCGCGCGGGTGGTCGGCATAGCCAGTGAACAGCTTGCCTCCCACGATCACGTCATAGCCGTGGTCCTTGGTGGGCTGCTTGCCGTTGTCGGTGCCCTCAGACCAGGCCAGCATGTCCAGGAACGCCACGACGTTCACGCCGCCTGCTTGTTGGGGAGTGATGCGAGCCATGGGCTTTCTCTGTCAGGGCGCCCGCCCCGCCGCCGGCTGGGCGCAAGGGTTGATCCGGTCTGGGAAGCGGGCAAAGAAAAAGCCCCCGGCGGGAACCGGAGGCTTCTATGTCATCATGACTGAAACTCTAGGCTAGAGGTGTGCACCTGTCAACTAGAGTTTGTTGACAAGTAGTTCCAGCGAATTCCTGCAGTTAGTCAAATACTCCTGTTTGACCCGAACCTTCTTCCCGTTAATCGTCTGATTTCCTGCGACCACTTTCGAGAACGGCTGGCCTCTTGCGAACGCAACAACGCCGGTAGTCTGAAAATCTCGTACCTCGACCACGCCACTTGCTACGTTCCCGAACGTGAAGACACCGGGATTAGACCCGACCAACGTGCCGAGATCGGCATCGATCGCTGCCAGTACTGCGGAGTACGCCGATGCCGCGCCCATGTACTGAGTCAATCTGTTCTTAGCGATTAGGTGCACTTGCGGAAGAGGCCGACCGGCAGCCTGTAGCTTATGACCAAACATGTAAGTTGCGTAAATGCTCGATGGGAGTTGGAACCCATAGATGAGGGAGAACGCATTCTGAATGGCACGTCGGGACGAATCATCAGCCATCACGGGTAGCACGAGACGCTGAGCACTTGCCAACCCGATCTGGGTGTACATCGAGAAACTCGGGTTGCAATCCAAGAACAGAACGTCGTATTCGCCCGCGATCTGGGCAATGAAGTGATTAAGCCAATCGATCACCGCTATCCAAGTATCCGTACCCGGAATGTTCTGGTTCGCCAGTGTGTTGACAGCGTTGGCCTGCAACTCCAAGAGAGGGTCACCGCAAACTAGGTCGATGTTCGCTGGGACTGCGACGTTCTGAAGACTTGGTTTAGTAATGTAGTCTTTGGCGTTGAAAGCCGGCGCGGTGTAAGGCGACGGAAGGCGAAGCTGGAAATAGCCGCCGATGCTTCGGCGAGGTGTGGACGCATACTGTGCCAAAAGCCTTCCACTTCCGTTGTTGGCCAATCCGCCAAGCAGTAGCTCTGAGAGATTCGCCTGAGGGCAAAGGTCGATAGCTAGCACCCGCTCCTGCGGGTGCTTTTCCGCGTACCTACACATCGCCTGAAATGCCAGGCTCGTTTTCCCGGTCCCGCCTTTGTTGTTCCAAAACGCATACGACTTGTTCAATGGAGGCTCCCTGCGCAACCCATTGCCGCGCGAGTTTCCATGCTATCGCTCAATCTCGGCCCGTCAATACAGAATAGGTCAGGCTGCTAGGGCCCAACCCTCCAAGCGACCTCGGATGCGCTGAAACCCGAGCTCAACCAAGCTAAGGTACTGACGGTTCGAAACGGGTCGCTCGCCGCAGTTCGCCATCAGCAGGATGGCCGTCTCGAAACGCTCGATCTTCCGCCGACCCATGCCACAGTGGTACGCACGGAGTGCGCAGGCCATAGCAACGTTGTCACCGGCGATGCTGGCGACAATGTCCTCTATCATCTGGGCACGGCTATCCGACTCCAAAGGCTTGTACCCCTGAGCCCTACCTGGCATGTCCCCCTTATGCTCGATCAGCACCTGCAGCACGTTCTTAGACTGGTGGCCCAGGTAGTCGCAGTCCCGATGCAACGCATACTCCCTGCCCCAGTGCTCCAGCTCCGCGCGGACGTAGGCCCCAAACGTATCAACCTGCATTGCCCTGCTCCCGTTGCTGTTGGGCGGCCGCTTCCGGCCCGCCCGTGATCCGTACCACCACCTGCCCGCCCTTCCTGCGCTCTTCGTGAACCATGTGGCGCGTGATGAACACCTTGTCGTCGATCCCCAGGACCTGAGCGATACCGTCCCGGTAGGGCTTGAATCGCCTCAACATGTTGTCGTCATCGGGCAGTACCTTGCGGGGCTGTTGATAAAAGTCCACCCACAGGAACAGCCGGCCCGGGGGCAGCAAAACCCCCTTCCAACCTGCCTGGAGCGCCAGCAGCGCGCCGGTTTGCCTCGCCGTGGCGGTCGCGGCGGCCTTCTTGCTCCAGTGGAGCCGCGCGTTCGGCGACAGGTCCTTGCTCGGCCAGGGCAGCACCAGCTCCAGCGCGCGCTCAGCCACCCGACACCTCCGGGCGAGCGGCGAGCATGGCGCGGTAGCGCTCGTTGAAGTCCGCAATTTGAACCCCGGTGCGCAGGTAGCAATGGGGGATCACAAAGCTCTCTACCGCGTCCTTCATCGGCCCAGTGGCTTCCACCGGCACCAAGACGTAGCCCTCCGGTGGTGTGCTCGCTGCTTCGATCTCCAAGTTGATCGATCTGGCTTCGTTGATGCTGATTCGGCCCTCTGCGAGAAGGTCCAGCATCAGTGCTTGGAGCTTCGGGCTGCTCATGCCGCCCGCTCCATCTGCTCCCAGTGCGTCGGCAGGCGCTGCACTCGGCCGCCGCGTGCCAGGAACTGCTCAATCGTCTCGCACGCCTGCTGCTGGGGCGCTGCCGCTGGCGCAGGCATGTTGGCAGCCCGCAAGCTCACCCGCGCAGCGCGGACCCGGCTGGATTTGTTCGGCGACACGGGGGCACCACGGGCGCGGCGCTTTAGGTCGTCCCGGGCCAGGCGCGCTTCCGCCTTGCGTCGCACCCGCTCGCCCTCTTCCAGAGTCGGCCGGCGCATGCCATTCCCGCTGACCCGATACGCCCTGCCGCTGGCGGTCTCGGTGCGCTCCAGGAAGCCACACAGGTAGCCGCAGCGAACTGCCTCAGCCAGCCTGCGGCGCTCGTCACCAGGCGCCACGCCGAAAATCGCGCTGATGATGGGCATAGTGAAAAGCTCTCCGGCCGGCTGCTCGGCGAACCAATCGCGGACGGACGCGGGGGTGATGTCGGTTTTCATGCTGCTTCCCTCAGTTGGTTGACCACCGTCTGCTGCTCGATCAGCTCGTCGTCGGTCCCGTAGGTCTCGTGGAAGGTCCGCGAGCCATCCATCAGGCTCGGGCCGTAGATCTCGCGCATCTCGCCGAACGTCTTGCCCTGCATCGGGTGACGTCGGTGGTGCCACACGCACAGGGCGTACCCGAAGGCATGCCCGCGGCGCTTGTTCCCGCTCTTGGCGTGGTTGTAGTCGCAGCCGTAGACCACTTGGCCGGGAGCCAACAGTCCCTGGGCGACCAGCGCCAGGCAGGCCATGCACGGGCCGACCTTGGAGACCTCGATGCGGGCGCCCTCGGCGGCGGTCGGCGGCGGTGCTTTCGACCACATCAGCAGTTCACCCGGGAGCCGGGCATGCCTATGCTTGGCCATCTCCGTAGAGGCGAACGCCCATGGCTCAGCCAGCTAGTTACTGCCCGATTTTCCTTCAGTGGCCCTGCCTGCCCACCAGCGAATGGGCAGCTTGGGCGCAAGTTTCTGTTGCCGTGGCTATCGGTTTCGCAGCAATTTACGTGCCTTGGCAGATGAGCAGGAATCAAGCACGCAGACGGATTTCCTCGATCCTCACGCTCTGCTCGATCACCATTTTTCAGTTCCTGCAGGCCGCTGATGCAGCCATAGAGAGGACTTCGGATCCGTTGCAATACAAGTATTTCCGTGATGCAGGCAACGACATGCTCAATGCGATTCGCCAGATACCGACGCACGAGCTCTTGGAGTGGGAGGTCATGCAGGTTCGAATCTATCTCGAGCTCCGGTGCGTTGAGTTCATCACCCACGCAGACCGTTGGCATCACAGCTCGGCGGGGTTTTCTGCATTGCACGAAACCCCGCACGAAGAGGTTCTTAGGCATCAGGATCTCCTTCGAATCAGCCTCCGTGAAGTAGCGCAGCTGATGCGTAGGCACCAGTCGCTGCCCACAAAAGTCGCGCGAAAGCTTCGCGATAGAACCGAAATAACATGAACTGGAAGCCGGAAAGACGCGCATCACGCGCGGGCCAGCTCGTGGTCGCGCGGGACCCTGAACCCTGCAGCGCGCGCATGCCCGCCACCGCCGTACAGCTTGGCGACCTCGCTCACGTCCACGCCCTGATCGGTCGAGCGCAAGCTGAACACCCGGCCGTCGTCCTTGTCGTAGTAGCAGGCCGCGAACGGCTTGCCCTTCGCCATCAGGTGCCCGGCGTCGCTGGCCAGGGTGTACGGCAGGCTCGCCACCGGCACCTCGTAGTGACCGATCACCATCTGGCGCTTCGCCACCTTCACCAGCTCGGCCACGTCCTTGTGGTGCTTGCGCTCGATCGCCACGCCCTGGGCACGCAGCGTCTCCATCGGCGTCTCCATTAGCAGGTCCCAGACGTCGAACTCGTAGGGGTAGCTGAAGACCGCCGCCTGGATCTCGCGCGTGCCCGGGAGGGCGAAGCGCCACAGGTCGCGGTCTTCCACGTGGTCGATCAGCTCCGGACGGGCCTGACCAGGGTGGAAGAAGTCCCAGGCAATTCCGGCCCCGCTACGGTCCATGTCAAAAAGCGCATACACGCAGGCGTTCTCGATCTCTTGCCCGTCCAGCGCTACCAAATTCTGGAATCGCTCCCAGTTCCAGCGATGGAGGACCACACTAAGGTCGAAGCGCATCAGCTCAAGCCCCGGCTCACTCGAAGGCTGCAGTTCCGCTTCTGCGGTCTTGTGGTGATCCAGCACCAGAACGGCTCGCGCCACCTTCTGAAGGCACGCCAGCACAGCGCGCGGATAGCAGAAGTCCACCAGGATCACGTCCCGGCCGGCCACGTCCGGCGGCGTCTCGCCATACACGCCGGGGTGGAAGTCGCAATCCATCGCCTGGCGCACGGCCCATGCCGCGGTGAACCCGTCGGCGCAGTTGGCGTGGTAGATGACCAGTGGTTTCATCGGGCTGTTGCTCCTTTGGATTTCCGGGTGCGGCGGCGGGCCGCGCGTTGGGCGTTGCGGGCGATGGCTTCAAGCCGTTCCGCCTCCGCGATGTAGTGGTCGTGCCGGTCCTGCCTCACCGAGGCACTGAACTGGTATTGCTTCAGCGCTTCGTCGGCCGACTCGCGGTAGAGCCGTGCCAGCTTCTTCCCGGCTAGGCGCGGGTCGTGATCGAAGATGTCGAGCTGGTTGTTGTCTGAGCGCATCAGGCGGCCAGCTCCCGTGCCAGTTCCTCCAAGTGCGCGCGGATCTTCGCGTTGGCGCCCGGGGAGGCCTCGACCTTCCCAGCCAACAGAGCCACCGGGTTGAAGGCCGGTGTCGCCGCGGTCAGCTGAAGGTGGTCGCTCACCTGGTCGTGCGCCAGCAGCCCTTTGCTCACGGCATCCGTGAGCGCCGCATTGCGGCTGGTGAGGTCGAAGCCAAGCGACGGGGCGTAGCTGGCCGGCAGGCGTGCAGCGCGCGCCTCCTTCACCAGCCGGGTGTACGTCTCCAAGAAGGCCTGGCGTGCAGCGATCTTGTCGCCCGCCTGGACCAGCGGCAGCGCCGTGTTCCATGCCTGCTGGGTGAGCGTGGTCCAGACAACGGTGTTGCGTTCGTCCGCTGCCTGGATGGCCACCGCCCATGCTTCGTTCGGTGCCGGGTGGCCGTCGTCGATGCGCTCCAACACTGCCGCGAGCGACAAGCGGCCCTTCAGCTCGCGGCGGCAGCCTTCCAGCGCGCGCTCCAGCTGCGCCAGCGGGTAGCAGGACAAGTCGCGAACCATGTACGCAGCGGTGGTGGGACGCAGCTGGTCGCCGATTACCTCAGCCGTTACCACCAGCAGCTCGACGAGCCGGTCCTGTTCGTGATCAGCCAGCATTGCCCGCCCTCCCCTTGCGCAAGAGCGCCTTGGCTTCGTCGGCGGTGCTCAGATTCGACTGGGTCTGGTCCGTGTGCTGGGCGCTGGTCGTCGTGACCTGCCGGCCAGTGGCCCACTGCGTGCGGTATGCCTCGGCTCCGGCCAGCAGCACGCCCAGGTCGTGCATACGCTTCACGGCGTACTGCTCGTTGACGCTCAGGAACCAGCCAGCCACCTGCGGCGCCTCGTCCCGACCCAGCCGCTTCACCAGGTCCCGCACGTTGGTGTTCACCTTGGCGTTGCGCACAGGGTCCACGCCGTGCCGCAGACGGTAGGCCGTGCGGTAGGCAGCCCACGTCTGCTTACAGGCTTCCTGCATCTGCGCTTCGAGGGCCGCCTTCGACAGCGGCGCGATCAGCGCCGGAACTTGCGGTTCTTCTGACGGTTCAATGAGGGTTATATGACGGTTAGGCGGCACGGGGCGCACCTCCAGACCTGCGCCCCGTGCCGGACCCCCTGCAGCGGGCGCAGCCCCGGGTGCATCGGGCGCACCCCCTGCATCTGCTGCACCCCCTGCGCCCGGTGCATCCCCCGGTTTCTTGGCCTTGCGCTTCGCCTTCGTGCCAGCCGCCGACGCGTCGAACTTGCTCGGCGTCACCGAATACACGTTGCTGCTGTTAAAGCGCCGCTCACGGCTCAGCAGGCCGACCGCTTCGAGATGATCCATGGCGGTGCGCACTGCGCGCTCGGACATGCAGCAGCGCTTGGCGATCGTGCCGATGGCCGGCCAGCACACGCCGTCGTCGTTGGCCTGATCGGCCAGGGAGATGAGGACAGCCTTCTGCGTGACGCTCAGGCTCTGCAGCGGCCAGCACTGGCTCATGATGATCGTAGACATGGTTCAGACCGCCAGGGTGTAGTTGTCGCCCTGGGCCACTGGCCACCAGGTGCTGACGGTGATGTTGCTGATCGGGCACAGAGCCTTGGCGCCACGGAACACGCGACCCTCTTTCGCGAGATCCGGCAGGCGCCGGGCGACCATGTAGCGGTCCATGCCGGTTTCCCGGGCCAGTTGCATGCTGGTCATCCCCGGATGCCGGCGCACGGCCGCCGCAGTGCGGTCCTTCTGAGCCACATGGGCGCCGCTGCGGACAAGATGTGCAGCGGCGTCATGGCTGCCGCTGGAGTCGGTACTGCGGGCAAGCTGTGCGCTCACGGGGCATCCTTCGCGGCTGCTGCCGCGGCGTGCTGGGCCAGCTCGGCGAAGATCGCCTGTAGGCGGGAGCAGTGCTGGGCGATGGCCGAAGCCTCGTTCGGGGTAATGCGCTGGTCTTCCATCGCGTCGGCGATCAGGTCTGCCAGGTCGCCCTTGGCACCGCTGGCCGCCAACAGCGAGCCGATCAGGCTGCCGCTCGGCGACGCCTCGGTCTTGGACAGCGTGTAGCCATGCTCGGCGGCCAGCGCGTGCAGCACGCTGTCGTTGCCGGTCTTGGCCATGATCTCGCTGGCTTCCGCTAGGGTCAGGTGGTGCGTGGTGTTGTTCGGGTTGACCTTGTTGCGCAGCACCGCCGCCGACATCCCAATGCGCGGGGCGAGCGACTCGCTACCGCCTGGGTAGGCGTGCACGGTCTTGTGGGCGGCATCGATGATGTTCATGAAGGGGCTCTGTGAACGTGGATTCGGGGTGTGTGGCGGCGCAACATGAGCGCCATGGACAAGATCAACTCAGGGATCGAGGGCGCCGCCCTCCTTGCGTTACGCTGGATGTGCGAACAACTCAGCCCGCACGGAGGGCGACATGGACGAAGCAAGGTACGAGGTGGCTATGACGGCGGTTCTTTCGTTGGCGATGGCGCTGGATCACCGAAAAGTCCTGGACGTGGAGGACTACGTGACCAGGCTTTCGCTCAACTCCCTGCTTTCAAAGGCCAACGGAAAAGACGAACAATCAGCGCTACTCGACGCGCACATCGGGCGGCTACGCGAAACCTTCGCGGAGCGCGGCGAGACTCACTAGCGGCGTGGTATCGCTGCCACGCCGCAATTTCTTCAGCGGCGATCGCACCAGCCCACCATTCCAGTGACTCCCTCACCTGTTCTTCAGTGAGGGTCCACTGGATGCCTGCATCCGTCGTTGCGGAAGGAAACGCTTTGGCAGGCCGAATACCCGCGCTCTTCGGCGGCTCCTTGGCCAGCAGCGACGAGATCCGCGGAAAGCGAGCGCGCATGTCAGGCAGCCTCGCTCTTGATCAGGTCAGGCCGCAGCTGGCCCGCCGCAGCAATGCCAGCCTGAAAGATCAGTGCGATATGCTCACCGCTCAGGTCGCGCTTGACTGCGTATTCACGAATGCGCGACAGGTGATGCTCCCGGGCCTGCTCGGGGGTCAACTCAGACATTGGGGTTCTCCATGGACATGGAACGAATCGAAACGCGAGGGGAAGACGGACGCGTGGTATCGGTCATCAAGCACCGAACCCGCATCGAAACCTCAGGGCTCAGCGGCCGAAGCTGGGTCGAAGGCCTTGCCCGGTACACGCTGGCGGACGGCAGTGCGGTCAATGCGGTTGAAGACGGCTTTGAGGTCGTTTCAACCTGCGAGCGGCTTGTGCGCGTGTAAGCCATCAGGCAGCCTCCACGTTGATGATTCGGTCAGCGTCCGGGTCGCTCGGTGCGGCCTCGGCGGCTGGCGGCGTCTCCTGCACGCCCAGCAGCCTCAGCACCTGCGGCAGCGCCGGGACGCTCTGCTCTTCCGGCCAGGCCTCCACCTGCTCAACGGGCAGCTGCAGCAGCTTCGCCAGGGGCGCGTCGGTCTTGAAACCGAACTTGGCCCGCAGCGCGCGCTTACTCATACGGCTGTCGACCAGCGCTCCGACCGCTTCGCGCAGCGTCTGCCCCACATCGTCCGGCTCTGGCCAGATGTCCGGCCTCAGCTCATGCAGAGAAACAGCGCCGCCGCTCTCGACGTGCAGCAGGCGGACCAACCCGCCGTCGAATCGCTGCCCTTTACTGAGTGCCTTGCGCAGGTAGCCAATGGATGTGCGAGCGCGGGCCGCGTACTGCGCCTGTTGCGGCGGGCTCAACGTGGAAAGGTAGGTGCGTAGGGTCTCCATGACCCAAACAATACCCGCAGGTAAGTCATCAATCAATACCTGTAGGCAATTTACTTGCAGGTAATGGAATCGTGGAATACACGGATGGATAAATACGAACAGCGCCGGGCCCAGCTGAAAGCCTTGGCTGACGACCTAGGCCGCGGCGGTGTCGCCGCGATTGCCGGGAAAATCGGCAAAGACGCCAGCTATGTCTCACGAATGCTCTACGAACCTGGCAAGGCCGGGCGCAAGCGCATTGGCGAGGACACTTTGGCGACGCTTGCCCACGCATTCCCGGATCACTTCGGCGATGGCCGTTCCGTCTCACCCGTCTTAGCGACTGAGACCCCACCCGGTTACGTTCGCTTCCATCTGCTCGAAGGAGCAGCCGGAATGGGGGTAGGCGTGGTGAATCAGGATTTCCCTGAAGTGATGCAAGTGATGGAGGTTGCTGAGTGGGAGGTACGGCGCAAGCTGGGCTTCCTACCCCGACCAGGGCAGATTCAGATCATCACGGGCCGTGGCCCTTCGATGAGGCCAAAGATCGAGGACGGCGACATTGTGTGGATCGATACGGCGGTCGACTATTTCGATGGCGACGACTACTACTTGATCAGCTATGACGGCGAGACCCAGATCAAGATGCTGCAGAAGCGGGTCGATGGCATGTACGTCGTCAGCGCCAATCCGGACTTCAAAGAATGGCGGTGCGAGCCGGACGAGCTTTCCATCCAGGGGCGTGCACTCGTGCACGCTGGTTTCAGGCGTTTTTGACAGGGGAAGTTGATGAGTATCGTCGTACGACTTGGGATGATGGCTGTGGCAGGTTTCCTGCCAATGGTGGCAGCCGCCGCCGACCTGACTGAAGAACAGCGCACGTTGGTGCATGTGTTCGATGCGCCAGGCCACGACAAGGCTGCGATCTACACCGCAGGGCGACAGTGGATTGCCGAGAACTTCAAGTCGGCCAAGGCCGTCATTGAGTATGAGAGCAAGGATGACGGGACCATCATCGGCAATGGCAACATCAACTATCCCTGCGCGAGCGCGTGGGAGTGTCTTGGAAAGCCCGACTGGACGGTTCCCTTTACCATGCGGCTTGAGGCGAAGGACGAGCGTTTCAGGCTGACCTTCAGCAACATTCGGCTGCATTGGCCGGCAAAGATCAACGCGGGCATACGGCAACCAGAGTTCGACGGCCCGGTTCGAAGCGCGAAGGACATGGACAAGATCCGCCCGAAGCTATTGATGTTCGGGGATGAGATCAATGCATCGCTCGTGACGCGGAAGGCCGGCGACAACTGGTGACCTGAGAGGGCAGCCAAGCCCGCCTCAATCGCGCCCCTACAGGGGGCGCTCTTCTTGGATGATGCGCGCCTTGGCGGCAGCGCGTTGCTCGGCCAGTATCTCTGCGCTGAGCTGGTTGTTCGTTCTTACCTCGCGGATCAGATCGTTGAGCAGTGGCTTGATGCCGAAGACGGCGAACGGAACAAAGATCCAAAGGATGGCCAGGACCGCTCCGAGCCCGAAGATCAACAGCATCGCCAATCCGTACCCCATTTCGAACCCACTCATGTGACCACCTCCGTGTGTTGTTTCGGGGAACGCTAGCAGCAAGCACAGTCGCGGTAAATCCAACGGCAGAGCAGAGCGCAGGAGATGGCTCGTCGTGGCCGTGACCTTCCATTACCCGTGCCAGAGGTTTTGCTTACCCTTGGGTATTGACAAGAAGCATACCCGCAGGTAATTTTACTTCGTCGCCCCAGTAACAGCCCATCCGGGCCGGGGCTCGGAGTCCTCCATGGCTTTCGCTGCCTTCACCGCTTCCGGTCCCGTCACGGTCAAAGCCGTGCACGCCACCGATACCGTCGCCATCTCCTTCGGCACCGTCGAGATCAACCTCTCGCCCACCGAATGGGCGGATCTCGCCATGAAGGGCTCCAGCGCCGCGCTCGAACTGCGCGCCAACCACATCCGCACCGGTATGCGCATCGGCCCCCTGCAGCTCGGCAACGCCGACCTGGTCGAGGCGCAGGCATGAGTACGCGAAGCGACATCCAAGCCGAAGTGCTGGCGCGCTTTCAGAACGACACGGCTTCTCATCAGCTGGAGCTGATCAAGGACGACGGGCTGCATCGCCACCTTCGCTTCCGCAGGCCGGGGACCAGCTGCTACGGCTTCGACATCGTGACCTGGCCAGGCCACCTCGCGATCAGCGGCGACATGGGCGCTGCGATATTCACTCGTCTGCCGGACATGTTTGAGTTCTTCCGGGACAGCCGCAACCACGCCGAGCCAGACACGCTCTATATCAACGCAGGCTACTGGGCCGAAAAGTGCGTGGCCAACGATGGTGAAAAGAAGGAATTCAGCTCGGAGCTGTTCGAGGCTCTGGTGAAGGAGCGGTTCGACGAGTTCGTCGCCGAGCACGTCGAGGACGTGGAAGAAGGAGACGAGGCCCAGGCTCCCGAGTGGGCGGCAGAGCTTTGGGACGACATGCAGTCGAAAGTGCTCTACCTCGACAGCGATGACGTGGAATCGGCAATCCGAGCGATGGACAGGTTCAAACCGGATAGCGACACGGCTTACGCCAGCTTCCGATTCACGGACGCCTGGGAGTACGCGCGCAGCCTGCAGGACTACACGTTCCACTTCATCTGGCGCCTCTACGCAATCGCATTTGCGATCAAGGCCTACGACGACCGGAGTATCTCAGCATGAGCGCCGTCATCCTCCAGTTCCCCACCAACACCGCCCAGCGCGCCAACGGCGCCGGCCTGGCCGTGGCGATCGCCGCCAAGCGCATGGGCTACCGACCGCACCACATCGCCCGCGCTGCCGCCCTCGCCCGTCGCGAGGTACTGGATGGCCACAAGAGCGCTGCCCGCGCCGTCGCCGACATGACCCGCGACCTGGCGCACGGCGCACGCAACCACACCCCGGGTGCCGCATGAGCGGGATCGACTTCGCCTTCGGCCTGATCGTCGGCTTTGCAGCTGGCGCCCTGCTGGCCACCGCTTGGCTGCAGCGCCGCCAGGAAGAGCACTTCGCCAAGCTCATGGAGCAGATCCGATGCGCGGGCTGATCCGCCACTGGCGCGCCGGCGGGCTGGTGCTGCTGGGCGCCCTGCTCGCGGCCGTCGCCTTCGCAATGGCCTGGCACGGCATCGAGGACACCGGCGTCTACCTGCTTATGGGCGCCCTGCTCTGCGCCACCCAGGTGCCCGACGCGTGGAGGCGCGGCCGCGATGGCTGATCCGACCGTAGCCGCCACAGTCCGCGCCATGCGCCGTGCAGGCGCCGCCGGCGAATCAGTGCCGGCAGAGGTCGCCGCTGCCTGGGCAAAGGTCTTCATGGAGCAGCTGTATGGCTCCCAGAAGCCGGTCAGGTACGAGTGCCGGCGACGCGGCAGTAGAGAGCCATGGGAAGAGGCCGAGCCCGAGGACGTGGCCAACCCGCGGCGCCGGAATCTGATCATCCGCGCGCTCTACCTGCACCCGCCGGTCGAAAAGCAGCAGCACCGCTGGCCGCCCGGAAGCAACGGTGACGGCAGGTGCCTGGACTGCGACGAAGCCGAGTGGCTCGCAGGGCCGGACTGCCGGCCGCACGCCCCGCTCCGCGACCACCGCTCATCTATGCCCTTCCGCATCACCTGGCTGATCCAGCCGCTCGAACAGCTCCACTACCTCGCCAAGCACCTCAACCCTTTCGACCGCGACAAATGGCGGAAGGAAGCCACCTACCTCATCGACCGCATCAGAGACCACGAGAAGGGAAGCCAGCCATGAAGATCGATCAGCACAGCGCTCCGTGCCCAATTCGCGGCTGGAGGAACGTGCCAAACATGGAGTTAACTCGGATGCTCTCAGAGGTCAAAGAATCAGTTCCGAGGCATCAGGTGTCGGGCCATCTCCACCGTGGTCGAGCGCAAACTTGGAACTTCGCGTTCGATGGCACCCAACAGTTCAAGAAGTCGCGCGCCAATGCTCACCCTCATGGAATTGAGAACGACGAGCCCAACTCGCACGTGATCCGACTCGAGATTGAGTCCTTCCGTGGTCCGATTCCTGAACTTTTCATTCAACGCAACGGCTTCTTGGGTGATCTCCACCATGCGATTCCAGGCCTTCGCGTCCTTCTTCAGAAGGCGCAGAAGGACGAGAATGCTCTCAACGCGAGCACTACTTTCCAGCACGGGCACCGGGAAGTCGATCGTGAGCCCTGCCAAATCGCGAGGCTCTATGAAACTCGGCTCTTCGAGCAAATCTTCAATTGTTCGGCCGTAGTCAAGCCACTGCGACAAGAACTCGGGCAAATCATGCACGTAGTCTGCGAGAGCAAGGTGGTTGCGGAAACGCTCCTTTCGCAGGTTAAGGATGACAGGAACCAGAACAGCGAAGAGCGTGACAGTTGCAGCCGCCCATGCGCCCACTGCGGCAACTGCGTCCCACCAGACCACACAGTCATCTACACCCAACTCGTCGCATCGAAAGACCCCATCCCATTTGCTCATTCCTTGAACCCCCTTTGGACTGGTGGGCATTCTGCCACGCGTCGCGACACCATCTCCCAGCCCGCAACCCTAGCCAACGTCAAGCCGCCGCGTGACCGGCGCACCAGGCTGCGGGAGGACGTGTAGTGGACAGAATGCCGAGTTGCCTGCGCTACCTCCCACCGGGCTTTTCAACGGGGCTGGATTTCGCCATGTACTTCAACGACTGGGCTGCTCAAAAGAACGAGCCGCCCACTGCAGCTGATATCCAGCAGCGGTTCGGTTGCTGCCGGGCATCCGCGTACCGATGGCGGCGTTCCTACATCGATGCAGTTGCTCGCCGAGCGGCGCGGAAGGCTGCCTGATGGACCCGATCGCCCAGGCCAAGCAC